AAAGTAACGTGTCTTTGTTTATACAGTATATGATATCTAGAAAGAAGCAAAGATATCTTGTACCAAAAGGACAGATCATGTTTCTTAAAGATCTTGGTGCAAATACTAACGTGTACCAGGAGTATGGTTGGAGAAACACTGGTAACTTATTCAAGTCTCACATGCTTAGTTATGTTATTGAGTATTGTAAAGAAGAACTAGATGTAGAAACAAAACCTGATGGAACAATTGTAAGAACTAAATATGGAATAGAAAGAATTCCAGATCCAATGTTAATCAAAGAGATGCAAGAATATGTAGAAGGACTCAACGTGGATAGACTTGTTGCATTTACTGCATTAGTTGCTTTCATGAGAATACAGCAGTCTAATAGAGGATATGCAAGAAAAGTCATTATGGATGATACTGCTAAAAACTTGCAAAAGTCAGAAAAAATGTTTAAATTAAATAGTAGTCCATTTAGGCATATGGGCAGCAACCGTGGATTAACAAATGGGTCAGTGTTTAAAAAATCCCCATTTAAAAATATAAAATAACTATGCAAGTATATAACGCATTACAGTTAAAGAAAGGAGCAAAAGTTGAAAACAATAGGATGGGTACTATTACCCAACCTTTACAATTTTTACCTAAAAAAGAAAAAGATGAAAAGTGGGCTGCTTGGAATCTTGACTGGGTTGAATGGCAAGGATTAAAACAAATCCGCAGAAATGCCAGAAGACTAATGAAAAACTATAAGCTTGCAAAAGGTATCATAGATAGATCAGATTATATTGTAGAAGATAATAATGAGTATAGAGATATAGTAGAATTACTTACAAAGGAAGATGCTTCTGCATTAGAGTTAAAGTTCTATCCAATTATTCCAAATGTTATTAATGTCTTAGTAGCTGAATTTGCTAAAAGATCAACTAAGTTAACTTACCGTGCTGTAGATGAGTTCTCATATAATGAGATGCTAGAGCAAAAGAGAAAGATGGTAGAGGATACTCTATTAGAAGATGCAAGATTAAAAACAGCATCTGCATTAATGGACCAAGGATTAGATCCGGCATCTGAAGAATTTACACAAGGAACATCTGATGAAAAATTAAAGTCTCTTCCTGAAATAGAAATGTTCTTTAAGAAAGATTACAGATCTATGATAGAAGAGTGGGCTACTCACCAACACAAAGTAGATGTAGAAAGATTTAGAATGGATGAGCTAGAAGAAAGAGCTTTCCGTGATATGCTTATTACAGATAGAGAGTTCTGGCATTTTAGAATGATGGAAGATGACTATGAGGTAGAACTTTGGAATCCAGTAGTTACTTTCTATCACAAATCTCCTGATGTAAGATATATCTCACAAGCTAACTGGGTTGGTAAAACAGATATGATGACACCATCAGATGTTATTGACAAATATGGTTACTTGCTTAATGAAGAGCAATTAAAAGCACTAGAGGCTATATATCCAATTAGATCTGCTGGTTATACAATTGGTGGTTACCAGAATGATGGAACATTCTATGATGGAACTAAATCTCATGACTGGAATGTTAACATGCCTTCATTAGCATATAGACAGTATACTACTGCAATGTCAAACTCAGTATATAGTGGAGGAGATATTATTGCACAAATACTTTCTGAAGGAGAAGATTATTATGATCAAGGTATTGCATACTTATTAAGAGTAACTACAATATATTGGAAATCACAAAGAAAAGTTGGGCATCTAATTTCTATAGATGATAATGGTGAAGTAAAGATGGATATAGTTGATGAAGACTATGAAACTACTATTAAACCAATCTATGATACTAGACTAAACAAAAATAAAACTAAAGACAATCTAATCTATGGAGAACACATAGACTGGATTTGGATTAATGAGGTTTGGGGAGGAATTAAAATTGGACCAAATATTCCTAGTTTCTGGGGTATGAATAATCCTGGTGGATTTACACCAATGTACATAGGAATAAATAAAAGCAAACTTGGACCAATTCCTTTCCAGTTTAAAGGAGATAGCACATTGTACGGATGTAAGCTTCCTGTAGAGGGTTCTGTATTCTCTGATAGAAATACTAGATCTACAGCTTTACTTGATCTAATGAAGCCATATCAGATTGGATACAACATTGTAAACAATCAGATTGCTGATATCCTTGTAGATGAGCTTGGTACTATCATCATGTTAGATCAGAATACTTTACCTAAACATTCACTTGGTGAAGACTGGGGTAAAGGAAACTATGCTAAGGCATATGTTGCAATGAAGAACTTCCAGATGTTACCATTAGATACATCTATTACAAATACAGAGAATGCATTAAACTTCCAGCATTTCCAAAAACTAGATCTATCTCAGACAGAAAGATTAATGTCTAGGATTCAGTTAGCTAATCATTTTAAGCAACAAGCATATGAAGTAATTGGTGTTACTCCACAAAGAATGGGTCAACAGATAGCGCAGATGACAGCTACAGGTGTAGAACAAGCAGCTGCAGCATCTTATGCACAGACAGAGGTATTCTTTATCCAACACTGTGATTATCTAATGCCTAGAGTACACCAAATGCGTACTGACCTAGCACAATATTATCATTCAACTAAACCATCTACAAGATTAACTTATATAACCACAGCAGATGAGAAAGTTAATTTTGAGATTAATGGTACAGATCTATTAATGAGAGATCTTAATATCTTCTGTAGTACTACTGCAAACCATAGAGCTGTATTAGAACAACTTAAGCAAATGGCTATGCAGAACAATACTACTGGGGCTTCTATCTATGATCTTGGTAAAATTGTTCAATCTGACTCTATTGCACAACTTAATACTGTTCTTAAATCTTCTGAACAAAAACAACAAGAGATGAAAGAACAAGAAATGCAACAGCAACAGCAAATGCAACAAGAACAAATTAAATCTCAACAGGAAATAGAGAAAATGAAAATTGATTCTGTTGCTGCTGAGAAAGAAAAAGATAGACAAAGAGATATCTTGGTTGCAGAAATCAGAGCTGCTGGTTATGGATCTATGGCTGACGTAAATAAAAATGAGATGTCAGACTATGCAGATGCTATGAAAGACATTAGAGCTACTCAACAATATCAGTCACAGACTGAACTTCAAAAAACTAAAGATGACAATAGAATGACTATTGACAGAGAGAAGATGAATTTGGAAAGAGAGAAGCTAAATGCACAAAGAGAAGTAGCAGATAAACAGTTGCAAATTGCCCAAGTCAATAAAAATAAATATGACAAAGGTGGATCAACAAAAGATAAAAAATAATATTAGCTATATAGTGCAAAAAAATAATTTTGAGGTGATAAATTTTTGAAGTTTATTGCTTATATTAAATTATAAACAAAACCAACAAATATGGATGAATTAGACAAAGTGCTTGATAAAGATCAAGTACAAGACTCTACAAGAGTAGAACAAGTAGATGTAAACATAGATGAAATGTTTGGCATGCCAGGAGCAGAAAGTGTAATGCTACCAGCAGATGAAGAAAAGCCAAAAACTATGTTTTCAAAAGAAAGTGTAGATACAACGTTCCTTGACAAGACTGTTTCTAAAGAAGAAGCAGAAAAGAAAGAAGAAGTAGAAGAAACTATTGCTGAGTTAGATAGTTTAATTTCTCAAGAAGAAGACGCTGGTAATAAAGGAAGACCAAAGGTTGACAAATCAGGTCTTGCTGAACTTGCAAGTAAAATGATTGAGGAAGGATCTTTAGTACCTTTTGATGATGATAAACCATTAGAAGATTATACTACAAAAGATTTCCGTGAACTATTTGAAGCAAACTTCCAAGAAAGAGAAAATGCAGTTAGAGAAAATACACCAAAAGAATTTTTTCAAGCATTACCAGAAGAACTTCAAATTGCTGCTAAGTATGTTGCAGATGGTGGTACTGATCTTAAAGGATTGTTTAGAACTCTTGCTCATGTAGAAGAGATGAGAGATCTAGATCCTTATGATGAGAATGATCAAGTAGTTATTGCAAGACAATATTTATATGCAACAAACTTTGGTACAGCTGATGAGATAGAATCAGAAATTGAAGATTGGATGGACATGGGGAGACTGGAGAAAAAAGCTCAACAGTTCAAACCAAAATTGGATAGAATGCAAGAGGAAATAATTGAACGTCAATTAGCTGATCAAGAAATTAAAAGAGAACAGCAAGCTCAAGCAGCAAAACAATACCAAGATAATGTGTATAACACACTTTCTACTGGAGAACTTGGAGGAATCAAGTTAGATAGAAAAGTTCAAGGTATGTTATTCTCAGGATTAGTTCAGCCTAGCTATCCTTCTATTTCAGGTAAACCTACAAACTTACTTGGGCACTTGTTAGAAAAGTATCAGTTTGTAGAACCAAGGCACGATCTTATTGCAGAAGCACTATGGTTACTTGCTGATCCAGACGGTTATAAAAATAAAATGAAAGACCAAGGATCAAGACAAGCTACTGAAAAAGCAGTAAGACAATTAAAAACGGAACAAGGTAGAAGAATTAGTTCATCTATTGTTGAGCCTGATGAGGCTCCAAGAAGAACAACAGCTTCTTCCGCAAAACCACAAAGAACAATCTCAAGAGGAAATTTCTTCAAGAGAGGATAATTAAGTAACAATAAAAACAAATATAAAAATGGCAACTCCAATTTTAAACAATGGGATATTCCTAAGAGACACAGCCTACCAAGCGTCATCGCATGTAGACTCTTATCACTTAGTGAATATGTTAAAAGATGCTGAACCTATGGATTTAGGTCCAGTTGACCTTTGGGCTATGGCTCAAAAAGTAGAAATGCCGCTTTACCAGCTTTCTAGCTTTGGTGGCAAAAATGTAATTATGGTTGATAATGCTCGTGGAGAGTATAAGTGGCAGACTCCTGTCTCTACAGATCTTCCATATGTACTTGAGGATATTGAACCACTTAACACTTTTAAAGGTGTTGATGGTACAACCTTCAGAATTAAATTAAGCCGCAGAGAGTTTGGACATGGTGATATCATCACTTATGACAAATACAATGGTGTGGAGATGTACATTACAGATGAAGATATTCTTCCTTTAGGTGATGGTTATGTTTACACTGTTCAGTTGGTAAACAATGACAACAATAGATTCCTTGATAACAGATTCTTGGCTAATGGTACAAGATTCTTTAGAAAAGGTTCTGCAAGAGGTGAGTATGGTGAAAGATTCTCTGACATCATGACTAATGCAGGATTCCGTGAATACTATAACTTTGTTGGTGGTGCAGAAGCTCACGTACATTATTCTATCTCTTCAAGAGCAGACTTAATGATCAAAGGTGGTATGAATGCAGATGGTACAGTTCCTGTAACTGAGATCTGGAGAACATTTGACAAAAATGTTTTAGATCCATCAATCACATCTTTAGAGGATATGGTTAAAGT